TGGTGACGCGGTAGGCGCTCCCCTCCACGTCGACGCCCGGCGCCTGGCCGCAGATGCGGTAGAAGCTGGTGCCGACGCCGGCCGCCTCGATCAGCTTGGTGACGGCGGTGTCGCCGGTGCCCTCCGTCTCGGCCTCGCCGCCGAGCAGGACGGCCAGGGCGGCCAGGTTGATCTGGCCGATCTCGATCGAGCCGGAGAGCGACTTGGGATTGCGGACCTTGGCGATGATGCTGTTGTCGCCTTCCAGCTCGTCGGAGTCCGAGGAGACGTTGAAGGCGAGCGAGCGCGACCCGGGCACGTCGACCCAGGTGGTGGCGATGTCGCCGGCGCCGAGCGCCGCGACCTGGAGGTCACCCAGACCTCGTGCGATTTCTGCGACTCCCATGACTGCGCTCCTTTCGGGCGGATCACACGCCCTGTTCGCCGGGTCAGCCCGGCGTCTGCTCGTACTCGGTCCTGACCAGACGCCCGGTCAGCGAGTCCGCGATGTGGAAGGTTTTCAGCCCCGGCTTGCGGCACCGTTTCTGGGTGCAGCGCCAGCGGACGAAGCGCCGGTTGATGACGGTGTGCGTGTGCCGGTGCCCGGGGCAGCCGATGACGATTTCCTGGCGGGCCGAGGGCGGCATCTGGTCGGCGGAGAAGTCACTCACCATCCCATTGCCCTCCGGAAGCCGCCGAAGTCGGCGAACTGCTGCTCGCTGACGATCGTGATCCGGCCATCGGGCAGGCGGAGGTGGCTCTGCTGCTCGCCGTCCCGCTCGTTGTGGATGACGAACTCGTGGCCGGCCTCGCTCGCCTTGACGGCGTCGGCGGCTCGGAAGGGAACCGCCTGGATGAAGCTGCCCGGCTGGCCCGGCCGCTTGCGCTGGTCGGGGCCGAAGCGGACGTACTCGACGCCCAGGGTCGGCACCTGCCCGTAGCCGTTGCCGCGCCGGACCGTCCGGGTGTGACGGTGGGCGCGGGCAATGCGGACCTCCATCAGCCGCCGGATGACCGCCTCCTGCTCCAGGCTGTAGCGGCCGAGCAGCAGGTTGTGGCGGACGACCGGCGAGTCGAGCGGGCTGGCCTCGCCGACCCACTCGACCCAGACGTGCCCGGCCGGCGGCGGCGGCAGCCGTTCACCGTCGACCAGGGCGGCGTTGCTGGGGCGGTCCTGCCACTTCGTCGTGGTCATGCGTCGTCGCCCTCCCCGCCCGCGTCGTCCTCGCCGTCCTCGCCGTCCTGCCCGGTATCCATGTCGATGCCGTTTGGTAGCTCATCGGCTACCGGAGGAGGGGCCGGGAAGAGGGGCGGATCGGCGCGGGGATCGAAGGTGTAGCCGGCCGGGATCGTCAGCCCGTGCTGGGTGATCGCCGTGACCAGCTCCGTGATCCGCTTGGCCGAGAAGGGCCGCTTCGCCTTGCCTGGCTGGTTTGCCTTGCTGCCAGCTCTGCTCATTCCTGCCACCTCCACACGCCATCGGCCTGGACTCGAATCATGTCTACCACGGCGGGGGCCAGCTCGGGGTCGTCATCCGGCATCATCCGCGCCGCCACGGTCAGGATTGCGGCCGCGCCGCCCGGTGCGGCGACCGAGACGCCCTCGATCCGGGCGATGATCCGCCCGGCGATCTCCTCCAGCTTCTGCTTCTCCGACTCGTGGGGCAGGCAGCGCAGCCAGATCTCGGGGAAGGCGTAGTAGGCGCCGCGGGGACCGAGCGGGTTCTGGACCGCCCCGGTGCCGGGCAGGACGGCGGCGCAGCGCCGGATGCGGCCGGCGTGGTCGAACGCCTCGGGGGTGCTCCCGGGCGTCGGCGACTCGGGCGGGCCGTCGTTGGGCCGGATGCGGCGGGTCCAGACCAGCCCGGGCAACAGCGCCATCAGGGCGGGGTCGGAGCGCAGCCGCTCGGCGATCTCGTTCTGGAAGGTTGGTATCGACATCGCATCATCCTCGCAGCGCGTTGAGCATCGCTCGGGCGATCAGGGGATACCCGTAGGTCATCGTGGCCGGGATCACGCCCCAGCGGCCGGCCCAGCGGTTTTCCAGGTAGACGCCGTGGGGAGCGCCGTGGCGCACGACCAGGCCGAAGCGGTCGCCCACCTCGACCCGGAAGTGCAGCTCGGCCTCGGCCTGGCCGGTGCGGTTGGTCCAGGGGTGGTGCCCCCGGGCGTAGGCGACCATCATCTGGCCGACCCGCTCCAGCTCGTCGGCCAGCCGCTCCTCGACCCGCAGCCACCAGTCGTCGAGCTGGTTGGCGAGGTGGTCGGGGCTGGTCGCCCAGGCGATGTGCGCCCGCCCGCTGGCGCCGCCCCGCGCCATCAGCTCGCCTCGCCCAGGGTGTAGTGGAAGCTCGCCTCCAGGCGGCTGCCGACGATCGGGTGCAGCCGGGTCAGGGTCGCCCCGCTCGCCCAAGGGATGCCGAGCACCGTGTCGCCCGGCACCAGCGTCGCCGCCGGGACCGGCTCGAAGATCAGGGTGCCGGTCACCCGGGCGCCGGCCGCGCCCCGCTCGCTGCGGTGCAGCCCCGGCCGGCCGGTCACCGCCCAGGCGGTCTGCGTGGTGATCACGGCGTACTCGCCGGCCGCGTCGTCCCAGCGCTCGATGGTGACGGCATACTGCTCGACCGCGTTCTCCTCGATGGTGGCGGTGGCGCCCAGACCGGGGGCGAGCGAGTGCATGGCGATCGCCGAGACGGTCAGCACCTGGAGCGGCGAGATGCCGGTGCCCCGGGGCGCGGTCGCGGTCAGTCGGTCGCCGGGCCGCAGGTCGGTGTCGTGCGGCAGGGTCAACTCGCGGCGGTTGGCCTCGTCGGCGGTGGCGACCGCCGGGTCGATCTGGCCGGCGGCGGCGCGGCGGGTTTCCACCAGCAGCGGCACCTTGACGGCGACCGGCTCCCACGACTCGCCAATGGGCAGCCCCTCCTCGCCGTAGAGGAGCTGCTTGCGGGAGATTGTGGCGGTCGCCCCGGCCTGGACCATGTAGGCGAGCAGCCGGTCGCGGGCGGCGTCCAGACCAATGCTCATCGTCCCCGCCTCCCCGCCGCCAGCGAGAAGTGGGCGGCGACGCTGGGGCGGCGCAGGGGCAGCAGCGCGTCGTCGGCCTGGAGGCGGAGCTGGCCCGCCCAGGCGGCGATGTCGGGCGCGGTGCGGCGGACCGTGTACTGCTGCGAGAACTGCTCCGAGGAGGCGGTCAGCGCCTCGCGCACCTTGCCGGTCTCCAGGGCGGCGGCGGCGGTGCGGTAGGCGACGGCGGTCCGGATGATCGCCTGCTCGCTCAGCGGGCGCTCGCTGTAGCCCGGCCCGCCGAGCTGGAGGAGGACGTGCTGCTCGGCCGCCCCACCGAGGAGCGGGTCGGCCAGGGCGCTGTCGGGCAGCACCGTGTCGGAGACGCCGATCAGGGTGCGGATGGAGGTCATCAGCTCGGGATCGAGGATCATGCCTCACCCCCTTCCCGGCCCGCTGCCTCGGCCGCCCGGTAGATCAGGGTGGCGTGGTCGGCCGGCACGACGATCCGGCGGGCGTGGGCCGGCCCTTCGGCGTGCCTGATCGCCGCGGCCAGGGCGGCGGCGGCCAGGTACGGCCCGGTCTCGGCGAGGCGCCGGGCGGCGGCGTCCCAGGTGGCCTGGCTGGACTGGAGCGTCGATCCCTGCGGCGTCCAGCGAACGACGGCGACGGCTCGCATGGTTAGGCTCCTTCCTCCGGCAGCGCGTGGATGCCGGTGACATCGCCGCGGACCGCCCAGGGGGCCTCCTCGATGACGGTTTTCACCCGCGGCGGCACATGGCTGGTCGTGATCTGCATGTCGTAGACGTAGGCGCCGATCGCGAAGCGGGTGCTCTGCTCGGCGGTGACGAAGTGGGTAAAGACGCCGCTCTCGACGCCGCTCACCGGCAGCTCGGTTTCGGGATCTTCGCCGCCGACCGTGATGCCCTGGCTGGCGGTCACGTTGCCGTCGACATCGACGGCCAGCCACGACTGGAGGACGGCGGCCTGGTCGGTGCGGTCGTCGTCGATCGCGGTCTTGATCGTGATGATGATGGTCAGGCCATGCAGGGTGGCGGTGTCCATCTCGAAGTCAGTGATCTTGTAGGCCCGCTCGACGGTATCACCTCGCGGGTGGGCGACATCAACCATGCTTGACCCTCCCGGGGATCACGGCGAGCGGCAACTCGACGGCGTGTGGAATGACCGAGAGACCGGGATCGATCTCCTTGGTGATCACCCCGGCCGGGGCGCCGATGACGGTGTTCCAAGTCCAGACATCGCTCTTGAGGAGCCTGCCGGCCGCGGCGTCCGCCAGCTCGGGATCGACCACGAGCGCCAGCAGCTCGGCCTCGGCGGTCGCCAGGACGGTCAGCAGGCCGTTCTCGTAGCGGACGGCCAGGGTGTCGGTCTCGCCCGGACCGCTGAGCCGGGTGATCGTGGTCGTCGCGCCCTCGCGGGTGGCGACCAGGATTCCCCCGGGAGGCTGGTCGAGCGGGATCTGGAGGCGGCCGGCGCGGTCGTCCCAGGACCAGGGGCCGGGGATGGCCGAGATCCGGGCCAGCTCGGCGTCGCTGAGTGTTTCGGCGTAGAAGAGCAGGCCCGGCACCTCGACGTTGCCGCTGTAGTTGGTCGCCTGGTAGCCGACCCGGAACTGCGCCATGTCGGTCCCCGCGTAGCCAGAGGGCGAGTGGCGGCTGTGGGCGCGGACGCCGTCGAGGAAGATCTCGGCCCAGACCCCGCCCTCCCCCTGCGGGGTGCCCTGGCCGGCGAAGGGGGCGTGCCGGTAGCCCTGGGTGACCCAGGTCTTGTTGGGGATCGCCGGCTCGGTGGCGATGCCGTTGCCGTTCGAGACGTAGGAGCCGCCGTGATCGCGGTAGCGGCCCATCCGGAAGCGGGGGAGCGGCACCGGCTCGGTGGCGTCGGCGGTCCAGATCGCGGTCTGGTCGAACGGCATCACCCCCTCGGGGCCGGCGCTCGGCCAGTAGCGGGTCCACATCAGGAAGGAGCCGTGGTAGGGGATCGACCAGGGGGAGCGCTTGAAGGGGCCGCGGGCGAAGCCGATGGCGCGGGTGCTGGCGCTGCCGTTGACCGGGCCGGTCCAGGCGTAGCCCGCCCCCATCGACCCATCGGCGTAAGGGGTGGCGTAGGGCTTCTTCTCGATCTGCGGCCGGGCGATCCAGATCCTGGCGCCAACCGGCGAGGTCGTCGGGATGTAGAAGTAGACGCGCACCGCCTTGGTGCCGGCCGGCAGCTCGGGCGTCGTGCGCTCGACCCGGGTGAAGCCCGCCGGAGTCGCCAGGAAGGATGTCCCGATCACGACCTGCTGGGTGTTGCCCTCCAGCACGGCGTAGACGGCGTAGTTCATCCCGCCGTTGCTGGTCCCCTCGGCCAGGGTCTCGAACGAGATGGTCGCCACCTCGCCCTCGGCGAACGATCCGTCCAGGGTGACGGTGCTCATGTACTTGGCGGTGGCGTCGGCGAGGGTGCAGTCGAGCCGGATCGCGGGGATGCCCGCGATCGTCACGTCCGGATCTTGCGCCCGGACGGTGTTGCCGATGTTGTTGACCCAGGTGGTGGCGGCGCCCTCGTGGCGGGGGTTCGGGAGGTAGTTGGTCGTCGCCTCCATGACCTGCCAGGCCGGGCCGTGCGCCGTCTCGATCACCCGCACCGGGCCGGTGCTGGTCGTGGCGATCGGGCCGTCGAGATCGTGGCTGGCGTCCGGGGCCAGGAGCGCGGTCGGATCGCCGAGGCCGAGGTCGAGGAAGAACAGCTCGCCCGCCTCGGTGATCTTCCCCGCGTCGGTGACCGGGCCGGCCGGGGTCGCCGCGCCGAAGCGGGTCAGGGAGGCGGCGGCCGGCCAGGCGATCAGGCCCAGCAGCTCGAAGCCGTCGCCGGTGATGACCAGCTCGCCGTCCGCCCAGGTGATCAGGCCGTGAGCGCCGACGTGGCCGGGGCCGTGGAGGCGGACCGAGCGGACCAGGCCGTCCTCGCGGTAGCGGACCAGCAGATCGCCGACCGGCTGCGGGTGCGGCAGGGTGATCGCGCCCGGGTCGCGGGTGCCGGCCGTCACCGGGGTCGGGTGGGGTTGCTGCTCGATCTGCGGGAGCGCGACCAGCATCTCGTAGGCCGTGTAGGCGCTCGTGTCGATCCGGAAGTGGAAGTTGGAGGTGGTGCCGTCCTGGATCGTGTAGGTCTGGACCAGGTGCTGCCACTCGCCGGTCGCGGTGTGGTAGCGGGAGTCGTAGATCCCGTTCGACCCCTCGCGGAGCAGGGAGCGCAAGGGGAGGCCGGCCGGCGCCTTGACCATCGCCTGCGCGGTCCAGACCTCCCCGGGCGCCGGCTGCGCCGCGTGGGCGTACAGCCCGGCCCCCTCGTAGCTGGCCCGCTCGCCGTCCGCGATGTACCGGACCGCCGCGACGCCCGGCGCGTAGCCGTCCGGGACCAGTACCCGCTCGGCGCCGCCGATGCCGGCCCAGGCGGTCGTGAGCGCGGTCGGGAAGGGATCGGCGAACCAGTTGGTGGTCCCCTCGATCAGCCGCCAGCCATCGGGCAGCACCTCGACGCCGTTGGTCAGCGCCGGCTCGACGCTGCCGTAGCGGCTGCGGCTTCCCTGGGGCGACAGGACCAGGCTCGGCAGGGTCATCGGGCTACCTCGGCTCGACGAGGGCGAGGCTGCGGCCGAGCTGGCGCATCAGCTTCGGGGTCGGAAAGGCGATGCCGAACTCGCCGCCCCGGATGAACACCTCGCCGCCCGGGTGGCGGCTCTCCTGCTCGAAGAAGGCGCAGCGGTCGCGGTCGCCGGTGCCATAGACGACGACGCAGCCGGTCGGGATCTCGACCAGCTCCGGGTCGTCGGGAGCACCCGGGTCGTCGGGAGCACCCGGCTCCTCGTCACCCCCATCAGGAGCGCCCTGGCTGCCCCCAGGAGCGTCCGAATCGCCCTCCCCTACTCCTACATCGGAATTGTCCGATAGATCGCCTGGTGGCGCTGTGGAGGCGTCAGGCGGGGTCTCGCCGGACTCGGTGCCGGCGCCGGCCTCGATGTAGGCGGTGATCAGGGAGCGCAGCTCGGTGACGGTGGGGATGGTCTCGGGCGCCTCGATGCCGAGGCTGGCGGCGGTCGCCTCCAGCTCGGCGCGGGTCTGCTTGCTGATCGGCTTGGTCTCGCTCATGGTCTGCTCCTGATGACGACGAGGGCGCCGCTCGTGCTGCGTAGCCGAACGACGCCCTCCCGTGGTGCGTGCTGCGATCCGGGCCCTGCGTCCGCCCCGCGCTGGTCTAGCTGGCGAGGTCGAGGATCTTGGCCGCCTTGCTGTCAATAACCGCGTAGCCCTCGACTTCGGTAAAGACGAGATCCTGGGTCTGGTTGGTGATCCAGCGCATCGACTCCTGGACGGTGCCGCCGATCTCACTGACCTGCTCGATGGCGTAGCGGGAATCAATGCCGATGACCTTGTCGGCCGGGGCATCGTCGGTAATGCCGTAGCGCACGTTGTCGCCGAGCGCCGGGTTGATCGGGGTGAAGCCGCCGAAGTGGGCCGCACCGGCCAGGGTGAGCACCGGCACGTTGGCGCTGCCGGTCGTCAGGAGCAGCTGCTGGAGCACCGCGTCCTCCCGCGCCAGCTCGTGCGTCAGCGCGTAGGGGTTGCGGAACTTCATCTTAAAGGCGAGCCAGCCCTTCAGCGTCAGCACGCCGAGCGTCGCATTCCCGTCGACGTCGGAGAGCTTGATGACCTGGGCGGCGGTGCCGGCGTTGCCATCACCGTTCACGATCACGTCAAGCACGGTCTTGACCTTGTCGACCTCGGCCTGGATCGCCATGCGGGCAATGTAGAAGGCGACCGTGTCGATCGGCACGCGGCGCAGCGCCTCGTAGCTGATCTTGAGCTTGCGGCCGTACTTGTAGAGGTCGATCGGGCGCTCGCCCTCGGTCAGCGTGGCGCCCGGAATTTCAGCTGCCTCACCGACGCGAACCATCCGGTACTCCTTCTCGTCGTCGTTGAGGTAGAGGGCCCGGTAGACGTTCGAGTCGATCTGGGTGTGGAGGGCGATCAGCTCGGCCAGCGGAATCGCCGGCGACATCTGCGCGTAGCGGGCCTGGGCGGCGTCGACGTAGGGCCGCATGATCGTCCCGACCGCAGAGCCGTCCGAGCTGAACATGCTCCGCGTCATGCCGGCGACCTTACGGTACTGGCGGGCCATCCATTCGATCTGGAGTGCGCGACCGGCCTCGCCGGCTTCCTCGAACTTCTCGAAGCGATCGGCGTAGAATCCACGCTCCCGGTTAGTCGTTGTCGTGATGCCGGCGACAGCGAGCTGGCGCTCGAAGGCGTCGAGGCCGTCGGTGTACTCAGCGCTCGGGTCCTGCTCCTCTAGCCAGCGGGAGAGGTTCATGCCGGCCCGGTAGGCCCGCTCCATGCTTTCGAGGCTGAGTCGCTTCCCCAGCTCCTGTGCCCGATCCCGCGTCGTGATCATTCTGTGTTGCTCCCTCTGATCGAAAAGACGGCCACTTGGCTACTCACGCGACCGACTTACTGAAAGACGACGACGCGCCCGCCCTCGGAGGAGCCGGCGATGCCCCGGCCCGCCTCGGACGCACCCGGGTCGGCATCCCGCACCTTGCCCGCGCCGTCCCCGACCACTCCCGCATCCGCGCTGGCCGTGCCGGCGTAGAGCACCGAGCCAAGCCAGGCGACGACGACCGAACCGTCCGCCTCCACCCGCTCCAGCGAGCCGAACGGGGTATCGCCATTCGCACAGAGGCCAACTGTCTTGCTGGCGGTGAACTTAACCGGGGCATGCCGGTATTTGGTGCCATAGGGCTGGTCCCGCTCGAAGGGGATCGTCTCGTCACCGGCCATCGTGGCGCGCCTGACGAACAGCTCCTCGAATTCATGCACCATCCGTGGATTCGCCATTGCTCATTCCTCCCGACTCATACGTGGCTCCGTCCCAGAGCCTGTGATGCCCTGCTCCGCCTGCGTGATGACTGACCGGGTCAGCCGCGGTGGCGGTCCGGATCGACCGTCCGCTCGGACGGCGTCTCCTCCGCGTCACGCGTGATGCGATGGCCGACCAGGAGCGCGTCACCCTGGCGGGAGAAGTCCTCCAGAATGGTGCGAATGCCGGCGATGTCCAACCGGTCGAGAATGCCGCGGTAGACCTCCTCGCGGAAATTGGCGCCGTGGGCGCGGACGCCGGCGGCGATGGCGTCGTCGATGAGCTGCGCCCGGTAGGCCACCCCATCATCAGCCAGCGGCCGAAGCCGCTCGATCTCCGCCTGGTCCTTGGTCCGCGCGGCCCGCTCCTCGGCGAGATCAGTGGTCAGCGCCGCCCGCTCGGCAACGATCTGCTCGGCGACATCGACCAGGGCCACGACGCGCGCTCCCAGTGGCTGGTCCTCGCCGGGGAGGGTGATGTCGATATCAGCGACGCGGGCCAGCGCCTCCTCGATCGCCTGCCGGGTTCCGTCCGTCATCTGTTCCATCCGCTCCTTGCTCACTCCCTGCTCCTTTGCCTGCCTGCCGATGTGTCGGGTATCCGGGTAGCCTGTCTGTCCGGGCGCCCAGAGGCGCGGTGGCTCCGCGATCCGGACACCGTGCCGCCGCTCGATGAAGGCCCGGTCAGCCTCGGAGAGCCGGCCGGCCTCGTTCATTTGCTCGGCCTTGATCACGGCGGCCGCGGGTGATGCGCCCTTGTAGACCTGGGAGAGCTCGACCAACTCGCCGTCGTTGATCCAGGCGAACGCCCGCAACTCCTTCTCCTTGACTGTGTAGGTGTGACCCGGAATGTGGCGGCACCCGTCGTCCTTCCACCACTCGAACGACTGCTGTCCGCAGATCGAGCACTCGATGTCCGAGGCGTAGAAGCCGACCGAGACATCGCGCCAGATACCGGCCCGCACCGCGTCGATGAAGCTGTCGGTCGTCTGGCCGGAGAGGGTGAGTCCCGGCAGGGTGAACAGCTCCGCCCAGACCTCGGTGATCTGGTCGCCGGTGTCGGGATCGGTGTCGTCGGTCTCCCGCGTGTAGCCGGTCAGGCTCTGGCCCCAGCCGTTCTTGCGGGTGTGGTGGGAATCCTGGTAGGAGACCCCCTCGGCCAGGGTGCGGGCGAAGTTGACGAGTGTCGTCTGTGGGCGCATCCGGGTGTCGTAGAAATCGAGCCGGTTGCTCGATGCCCGCACCTGCCAGAAGAAGGGCGCCACCTGATCGAACACCGAGGGATCGGGTGCCCGCTCCCTGGCGATGGTGAGCAGCCGCTCGGTGGCCAGCTCCGGTCGTGTGGTGATGCGGGCCAGCGTGCCCAGCTTGATTCGATTCATCATGCCCCGCTCTTTGCTCGCACCGTCGTAATTCTGTATCCATGTATAGCTTTTATAGTTGCCTAACGGCTACTCCGGTGGCGCAGATTGTCCCGCCACTGTGGCTGCGGTCTGCGACAGTGAAAAGCGTGGTCCTAGCCTTGAGGTCATTGTTCAGGCCAGATCTCACGCGGCGCATCCGGAAATATCGATTCGAAGGCTGGAAGAAAGACGCGTGTCCAGGCCGCCACGGAGTTGTTCTCGTCAGTGCTGAAGCCGGAAACCGACGTCGAGGCAGACAACGGTGGCAGCGGCACTACACCTGTGCCATGACGCCTGGCAGCCGAACAGCGAATGTCGCCCCTCGCTTTCTTCGCTTTCGACCACGATAGTGCCCCACGATCCGCTCGGTCCCTCTGGGGCCGAGGCCCACCCCTGCGATGTAACTCGCGTCGACGCGTCCTCGGTAGAAGCGCTCAACGTGACGCCGGAGAGCAGCCGCTGGTACTCCGACCCGCTAATGCTGCACCTGCAGCCCCGCCCACCTTCTCGGTTCGTTGTACTCGGTCAACCCCCCGGTCCCTTCGGACTGTACTCACGGCGTTGTCGAGCAAGTCCACCACCAAGCGTGCGAGGCGAACCGGGTCTCATCGTCCCACCAGCAGTGGCACCCTCGTCTCCACCCGCGCCCGGCGCGGTCCCATTGGCAAATGTTGATTGGCAGAGCCTTGTGACCTCGCCGAATTTAGAGCACCTATCAAAACCGGGCGAGGGCGTTGAAGCAGATGAGCAAACAGCCGAGGGAGACAAATGCGTGATGGATGTCCTCGCGGCGCTCGTAGCGGGTGGTGAGCCGGCGGAACTGGCCCAGACACGCCAGCGTCCGCTCCACCACTCACCGGTGCCGGTCAAGCCGGTCGCTGCGCTCGATGCCCTTGCGCGCGATGCGCCCCTTGATGTCGCGGCGCGTCAGGGCGCGCCGGCAGCGGCGGTGATCGTAGGCCTTGACGGCGTGCAGCTTGCCGGGGCGCTTGCGGCGTCGCCCGTTGGGCTGCCGGATGGACGGGATGGCGGCGATCAGCGCTTCGAACGCCATGCTGTCGTGCCGATTGGCCCCGGTCACGCGAACCGCGAGCGGGGTGCCAGCCCGGTCGACCACAAGATGGCGTTTCGTGCCCGGTTTCGCGCGATTCGTCGGATCCGGTCCGGTCGCGCCGCCCCCTTTTTCGCCGGGACGCTGGCGCTGTCCAAACATGCCCGCTCCCAATCGATCCGGTGGGCCTGGCCGAGCCAATCGAGCAGCGGCTGGTGCAGCCGCTCCCAGGCACCAGCCTGCTGCCAGGCGCACAGCCGGCACCACCACGTCATCCCGGATTCACAGCCGAGTTCCTGGGAAGGTATTCCCAAGGGAGCCCCGTCTTGACCACGAAGATGATGCCGGTCAACAGGCTCGGTCCGGCATGCGCGGCCGATCGTACGTCGGCTTCGGCGGCTTGACCGGGAATAGCGGCACAACGATCGAGCAGAGTTCGTCAGACACCAGTGGCTTGCTCATGCCACCTGGCATGCAAGCCCGGTTCCACGTTTTTGATAGGCGCTCTAAATCACTTACGCAGATAGTCCTCAAGGGCGACCAACTCGGCGAGCTTGGCCGCGACGTCGGTCATCGGCATCTCTGCAGTGTCTAAGCCGCTTCGCGAGGCGAGCAAGGGGCTGACGTCGCGGAGAGCCGAATACGTCGTGTTATGCACGATAGGAACGAGCTGGTCACGCGCGAGGAGTGCCGAAAGCTCTTTGTCTGCGATGCCTTCTGCTGCAAGGCGCTTCAGCAGCGCAGGGGTCACCAGTACAATCCCAACCTGTGACTTCGCCAAGCCCTTGTCGATAGCGCGGAGCAACGGCTCGCCAAGGCTAACGTTCTTCTCGCTGAACCAGACCGAGACACCGCTTGCGACAAGCAGCTCGTAAAGTTCTTTGGCTGCTCCCTGACGGTCGTCCCACGCATGGCACAGAAAGACCTGTCGAAGCTCAGGTAGTAATGCTCGCTTCTCGACGGTCTCACGGATTGGCGTGAGCGCCCGCACTTCCTCAGGTGTGTAAAGCTGAGACGAGCTGGCGCTCGACCAGCGTGGCTTTGTGCTGCGGCTGGACCTGTCACTACTACTTCGGCCGCCTCCACCGCTCCCCGCTGAGGGATAAGACGGGGGTGAGTACGATGAACGACCGGCATACCCACCACCGTAACCGCTATAGCGGCCGTAGCCACCGCATACAGGGCAGTTCGCTCTGCCGCTCGCTGTGCGATGGCCTTGTGATGGTGCTGTGCATCTTGCCATGATGTGCCTCCGTAAGGGTTCAGCAATTAGAACCGTTCATCTATTTGAATTGTCTAATTTCTATCCGATTTCATGCAAATCGCGTATCAGCAACCTAGAGCACCTATCAAAACCAATCACGGTGGTCAGTGCTGAGAACCGGCTTGAGCCGGTTTCTTTTACTGATGCTGAGCACGGGGATGAATCCCCGTGACGAGTGACCAATCAAGCGTTTTGATAGACGCTCTTAGGAGGCGGGCGGGAAATTCCAGTTGTGCGATGGTACAAATAAGGGGCATTCACAATGGCTGTGGAAACGCGACACTAACTCATAGACAAATGAGGAGTTGACGATGTCCCCGAGCGTCCGAGACCCGTGGCCCGGGGTCGAGTGTCAGGTCCCATTACTTGGAATGGTTTGGTTGGAATCTCTGTCTAGAGGTTGATCACAATTTACTGGGAGTCGGCGTAGTGAAGCGGTGGTTTGGGCTGCGAAGCGGAGTAGTACCGAGTGGTTTACTGTTGCGCCACGAGCTTTACACGCTTAGCGGTGTGTCTGCTGACCAGATTCCCGACTTCGTGGCTCAGCTCGCCGAGTTAATCGTGGGTTACGCCACTTCGGACAATCCGGACATTGACGCGGTGTTTAATGCGCGGTACCGGATTCCTGAGGTTGAACTCGCTGATCTTAGTCGCCAGAGCCTCGCACGCCTGCTGAACCCTCGTTGTAACTATCAAGTGTTGAAGGGGTTTACCGGAGAGTGCCTGGCTCACTGGATCCGACAGAGTTTCGACCCTCCCCTTGCTATCACTCCGCCAAGACCGCACTCTCTGGAACCCGCCTTTGACTTGGTGTCTATCGTCGATGCCAACGGCGAGCTTCAGACAGCCTGCTTCCAATCGAAGACGACAGCTGGGCGAGCGAGTACCGAAGCGAGCGGCGCCGTCGGCAAGTACGAGAAGCTCCACAACGGCGCCTACGACTTCGAGCTCAGCAGCACATTGCACATGTTAGCCGCCACCCCAAACGCGCGTCGTCGACTGGCAGGCCGAGATTGGAAGAAGATTCTCATTGACCCCAACCGGCGTGATTACGGCATCGTGATCACTCATGACGGCCTGGCGCCAGATGGAGAGCGTAGTGAATGGCCCGCCACGTGGGCCAGGATTATTCCTGGGGCACCCGAGCGCCGAATTCTCATTACCCTGCCGCTGACTGACTGTAATGGTCTTATGGCTCAACTGGTAAGGGGCATCCGTGCAAGGACTGCTTGAAGCACTCGAACGGATCATCGAGTCGCCGCTCGTGCCTACATCCGAGCGGGACTTCTCCGCGTTGGTTGACCGGATTCATCGGGAGTACCTACGGCGTGCATTAGGGGCTGCAGGGGTCGAACAGCGCATTTCTGAGGAGGACCTGGCGTCGCTACGACGCCTAGCGCTTTACCTTGAGGCGGAGACGACACTTGACCGTCCGCAGGACGACCAAGCTGTCCAGGATGCGCTTTACGTTGCGGCGACTATCTTTGAGTTCCTCGGCCAGGAGGTCAAGCCTGCGTCGAATGCTGAGACTGCAGCCGTTCACCTACCTCAGCGTCTAGCCACCGGCGACTTAGCAGACTACACGCGCTCCATGCTGCTCTATTCGTTGGGGAGGCACGAATCCAACGGAGCAGTGATCGGGCGCCGATTACTCCAAGCGACTTTAGCGATGCCGGCAGAGGCGGAGCTTGGCGAAGTCGCCGCCGTCGCGGGCTTGCGAGTAATCGTGAATCTGGTCTCGCGGGACCTGAACGGCGCCATCAAGGCAGGTTCTGCACTGGGCGACGTGATTAGTCGAATGCGGCAGGAGTGGAGGGGGGATGCTTTCCCCATTGAACATGGCCGGTTCCTGGCGGCCTGGCTGGAGATTGCCGAAGCTGCCGCGACCATTGCGGTAGGACTGCTCAAGGGGTCGGACGAGATATACACAAAGGGGCGTGATCGGCTTACTGAAGCGACTAATCGCTCTATTGCATTGCGTCACGCCTTCGCATTTTGGACCGCTGACAGGCTCGGGCTGGTGTGCGACCGGATGTGGTCGCGGTCGGTATTCCGCGTTCTCCAGGGTAAGGGGTTGCCTGAGCCTTACATTGCTCTCCTTGCCGCAACCGGTACGAGCGAGCTGTGGTCA